GAGAAAAGTGGGGCATCGATGCGGGGCAGTTGTCTCGAATGGTAAAGCGGGGTATGCCCCTCACTTCCGAGTCAGACGCTCAAAGATGGAGGCTCGCAAATCAGAAGCGAGTGAGCAAATCACAGATAGCCCGGACACCATCCCAGACCTCATCCGAGCCATTAAAAGACTCGGATGCCGAGTCATACAAATCGAAAACCTCGCTTGGCAGATTGAATCGAGCGAAGCAAGCCGAGGTAGTTGCTTACTCATTGGTAGCTACGGCGGCAAACAATCAAAACCCAGTCGCTATGCGGGCGGCGGTGCAGGGATGGGGCGAAGCAAAAAAGCGAGTCGCAGAGGCAGAAATGGAACACGCCCGATTCGAGGAAGTAACCAGAGTGCTAGTGAGAATGGACGAGGTGCGAGAGGTGTTCGGCAAATGGCTAGGAGCAATTAGAAATCTAATGGATGCTATGCCTTCGAGCTTGGCCGCACGAGCAAACCCTAGCGACCCAGAGTGTGCCAAGAGGGCAATCCAAGAGGGCATCGATCAAATCTTTGTGACCATTCAGAAAGCAGAAGGAGCATTCAAGTGATCATTATGCCCACAAACAATACTGGGTTTATGATAGGATATTTAGCTGGAAAGTTTATAGGTTCAATAGGTCTTTTAATATCTCCAAACGGATGGCGATATATACCAGAGGTGATTCCATATGCCCTAGACAATGGGGCTTATTACGCATTCACAAACAAAACAGAATGGGACGAGGCGGCCTTTTATGAAATGCTGGGCAAAGTTGAGTTATCAAGAAAACCATTGTGGGTTGCTTGCCCGGACAAGGTTTTGGACAAGGACGAAACGATTGCAAAATGGAGCATATATTCACCTAAAATTAAAGCATTAGGATTTAGGCCAGCCTTTGTCGTACAAGACGGAATGACTCAAGACGATGTTCCTAGTGATGCCGAGGTTATATTTGTGGGAGGCTCGTTTGAATGGAAGTGGAAGATGTTGCCAGAATTTTGCAGAATGGGGAGGAGAGTTCATTGTGGCAGGGTGAATTCATATGAAGGCTTATGGATTTGTGACGAGAACGGAGTTGAGAGTTGCGATGGAACTGGATGGGTGAGGGGCGGAATGAAAAGATTGCAACCCCTAATCAATTACCTAGAAGAAAAATATGGAGAAGGGAGAAATCAAAGATGTTTGCTAAAGACCTAAACAAAACAAAACTAGGTGGAGTTAAATATACTGTTATACAGTCTTTTAAATTTGATGCTTCACACAATTTAAGAAAGGAAGATTTTTCATATTTGCATCACAATTCATTGGTTGGTCTTATGAAATGTTTCCGTAATCACGGCCACACCTACTCGCTCGATGTCGAGTGGGAGGGTTTCCCAACCGACCAAGAGCCTATGATTTATCCATTTGGAGAACTCAAGGACTATACCCAAACCCTTGTTCGGTGTTGCGACCACAGCAATCTAAACGAGGTATTCGATTTCCCTACTACATTAGAAAATGTTGGGAACTGGTTTTTTAAGAGACTAAAAGCATTTGAATGCGAAAAGCTAAAATTGAGGGCGATTGTTTTGCGTGAGGGGTCAAACAATAGGATACGAGTAGAAAATATATGAAACCAAGAATCTATTTATCTGGGGCGATCTATGGAACAACCGACCAAGAACAAGAATGGAGAAATATAGCGACTATCGAACTTCAAGACTTATATGAAATACTTAATCCGCTAGATAGAGACTTTCGGGGAACAAGATTTGATGTGGCAAATAGCACAAAAATAGTAAAGGAAGATATGGCCGAAGTCGATCATTCAAATGTAGTGCTTGTGAATGCGGAGAAGCCCGGATGGGGAACGGCTATGGAGGTCTTTTACGCACATATGAAGGGCAAGCCAGTTTTATTTTTTACATCGAATGACAATCCCTCCCCTTGGCTTCTCGCTAGGGCAAGGAGACTATCTAGTCTTGAGGAGGCAATATCAGAACTAAAGAAATTCCAAAAAACAATTATTGAGTGCATCGGAAGCAACACACCAATTAAAACACTATGAACGAGTGCTTCATTGTTTTGCTGGTAGCAATCGCAATCCTTGGCATAGTGCTTCCATTCTTTGACCGATGAAAAACATATTTAATTTTATAGATATGCTCGCTGAAAAAATAGCGTGGTTTATACATTTCACCTTTATTTGGATTATCATTTCCAGAAGTCTTGGATGGCACGATTTTCGATGGGATAATGGACTATTTTGCCTACTATATGCTTATTATTTTTTATTAAGACAAAAATGAAACGCTCTCCACTTAAACGCAAAACCCCACTCAAGCGAGGCGGGAAACTACGCCGAGTATCTGCAAAGAGAAAAGGCCAGAACGAGGTGTATAAAGATGTGCGAGAGAAGTTTCTAACAAACAATCCAGTCTGCCAAGTGTGCCGTTGCAAGATGGCGAGCCAAGTTCACCATAGGCGAGGAAGGTTTGGAGATAGGCTCAATGAGGTAGAGTTTTTCTTGGCGGTGTGCTTTGAATGCCATCATCAAATCCATATGAACCCAGCTTGGGCATATGCCAAAGATTATTTGGTTAAGAGATGAACCAGATTGATGAGGCCAAGAACTTTGCTCGCCTTTTGTTTGAGCCAAGGGAACAACTCTCAATCCCAGAATGGGCAGAGAAAAACCTAACACTTTCAGCTAGGGTTACGAACATACCCGGTGCGTACTCAACAACGCTCACGCCCTATGTCCGTGAACCGCTAGAGGCTTTTGGCGATGATTCGATTCGGCGGGTGGTGCTGGTATGGGGGGCACAAACAAGCAAGACCACAACGATTCTAGCTGGCCTAGCGTATCGAATAGCAGAACGACCTTGTCCCGCCTTGTGGGTTATGCCTAGCGAGCATTTGGCTAGATCATTCACAGAGACTAGGTGGCTTCCAATGATTGACGATTGCCCAGCCCTAGCGAAAGAGAAGCCAGACAACACCGACAAAATAAAAATCCTAGAGCAACACTTCAAGCGATGCTCGGTCTGGTGGGCTGGCACAAGCCCATCGGCTCTTTCCAGTCGCTCGATTGCTTTGCTTTGTATGGATGAGGTGGACAAGTTCCCAGAGCAAGCGGGGTCTGGGCGAGAAGCGAACCCAGTTCAGCTTGCAGAGGCACGAGTCAGCACCTACCCAAACCATCTCATCATAGCAACTAGTACCCCGACAACTGCCGATTCGATTATTTGGAGTGAATGGCAAAAGGGCGATATGCGTTTCTACTTTGTTCCTTGTCCTCATTGTGGGCATAAACAGAAGCTGGTATGGGGGCAAGTGAAGTGGGACGAGGCCGCCAAGATCGAGGATGGGGTTTATGATTTTAAGCTGGTTAAATCCTCCACCTACTACGAGTGCGAGGAGTGCAAAGAAAAGATTACAGACGGACAGAAAACCAAGATGCTTCGAGAGGGGGAGTGGAGGGCAACCAATCTAAAGGGTGAACCAGCCAGACGCTCCTATCACCTTAACGGCCTCTATGCCCCTTGGGTTAGCTTCGGAAGTTTGGCGGTGAAGTTTTTGCAAGATAAGCACAATGGAATCATCGGCCTACAAGACTTCGTGAACCGAGTTCTAGCAGAGCCTTGGATGGAACACGAAAGCGAGAAAATGGAAATTGTGGCTGGCGACTACAAGATGGGCGAGGTCAGAGTGAATGAGAAACTGATTATGGCTTGCGATATTCAAGAGGCGGGTGGCTTTCACGCTTGGTGCGTTGTTAGGGCTTGGGATATTGAGGGAAGATCACGGCTTGTGTGGGCTGGAAGGCTTGAGACTTGGGGAGACATCCAAGCCAAGGCAGAGGAGTTTGGAGTGGAATCGAAATGCGTTTTCTGTGACAGCGGTGATCAGACCAGATCAGTATACTACAACTGTTGCGTTAATGGTTGGATAGCGTTGGTGGGTTCAGACCGCACCAGCTTTTCCGAGATTGTGGGCGAGCAAAAGCTACAACGGCCTTTTGCAAGAATCGCAAATGGCGACCCATTTAGCGGTAAGGCGGTGCAATCGAAGGCTGGGTGGAAGTGGAAGTTCTGCCCAGTTTGGCGGTGGTCGAACCCATCCATCAAAGACATCCTCTCCAACTTAATCAAAGAACCCGGCTACATCGCATTGGACACCCCCGATGTTTGGCGAGTGCATATCGAGGCAGAGGTGAAGGTACGAGTGAAAAACCCTATGACTGGAAGAGAAAGGCTTGTGTGGAAGCAAGTCGGAAAGCATAATCACTTAATGGATTGCGAATGTATGAACATCGTTGGGGCGGCCTTGTATGGGCGGTTGAAAGTCTCGCCCGCAAGTTTGACAGAAAGTGAGTTTGATAATGGCGAAGGGTGATTTCATTGGGCTACCCCTTGCTACCCTAACTTCTCTTCGTGATAAGTATGTTACTTGTTTAGAGGCGATTGCGGTGGCGGGTTCAAGCTATTCGATAGCTGGACGCTCTTTCTCAAGGGCGAATCTCGGCGAGGTGAGAGATACGATTGCGGAACTAACCCTAGCCATTGAGTCGGCCAATGGTACTCGTATCCGCACAACTTACGCAAAGTTCTCGTGAAAAAAGCACAGCTAAACTTAATAGATAAAGCCGTAGCTTTTCTGAACCCTCAAGGGGCAGTTAATCGAATGATTGCACGACAAAAGCTCGTCAACTTCTCCTATGATGCAGTCAAATATACAAGGGAGAGAAAAGGGCCGAGTTCGCTTTCTGGTGCGGAAGATTATCGTTCCAATTACGACCGAGTAGAGTTGATGAAAAGAGCGAGGGACTTGGCAGAGAATGTTGGCCTTGTTCGCTCCATCCTAATGAAGTTTGCCAGCCATACCGCCGCAAACATTTCCTACCAAGCCAGAACCGAGAACCCCGAAGTCAATACCGAGGTTGAGATGTATTGGGCAGAATGGTTCGATAAATGCGACCTAACCACAAGACATACTGGCTCAACGCTTATGCAGGTGGCGATGATGAGTATGTTGCGGGATGGAGATTTTTTATTTTGCCTAGTGAGAGACAAGGACGGAAACCTAAAAATTCAAGGCATTGAGGCAGATAGGTTAGGAGACCCATTCAAGGTTTATACAAGCCTAGACTTGATTGGTGGAATTCATATTGACCGAGATACTGGTGCTCCAAGTGCATACGACATCTATAACCGAAGCATTGGGGATTTCTACACCTACCAGACAACCATCCCCTCAAGCCAAGCCTTCCACTTGTTCGACCCACTCCGCATCGACCAGTACCGAGGAATATCTGCTTTCCATACCGCAATCAATGACGCAACGGACATTTACGATATTATTAACTTTGAGAAGATGGCCGCAAAGAACGCAAGCTCCCAAGCTGGAATCGTAAAGAGAAACAACAACAATGCCTCCGATCTCTCAAGTCTCACAAACGATGAAGATTTGAATGGCAACACGATCAAACTAGAAGCGATTGAGTCTGGAAAAATATCTTACCTAGAACCGGGTGAAGATATCGTGTTCCCAGATGGGCCGAGCCGACCAAGTGGAGCGTTTGCGGAGTTCCACAAGATTCTTTTAAGGAACATTTGCCTTGGCCTTGGCATCCCTTACAGCTTCGCCGTAGACCCTTCCGCTATGTCTGGCCCGACAGCCCGCCTTGAAATGCAACAAGCAGGGCGAACCTTCCGAAGATACCAGAAACTACTTGAGGACAAAGTTCTTCGACCCATCAAAAACATCGTGATTGCGGACGCAGTTGCAAGGGGATTGATTGAGGATAATGTTGGGACAAGAACAACTAGGGGTATATTTAATTTCGGGCCAAATGTCTCCATAGATTTATCACGGGATAGTGCCTCTTCGATAGCCGAGTTTAAGACCGGCCTACGAACCGCCGCAGATATTTATAGTGAACGCGGCCAAGATTTTGAAAGCTCGCTACGGCAAAGAGCACAAGAAGCTAGTTTCATTAAGAAGCTATCCAAAGAATACGACATTCCAGCCGTTGCAATTTCTGATATTGTCGAGAGCTTGGTATATGCACAGCAAGCGGCAGAAAGATCGGGACAAGGACAAGCAAGCCAGACCGAGGGAGGCCAGCCAATCCAAGACATCTCGCTCAATGGTGCTCAAGTTGCTTCGCTCATCAACATCATCAATGCGGTTGCCGCTGGTGCTTTGAGCAAGGAGGGTGCAGTTTCGGTTATCACATCGGCCTTCCCAACAATTTCAAGAGATCAAGCAGTTCTAATCGTTGGCGGGATACAAGAGGGCAATATCATCCCAACCACAAAAGAAGAACGCATCGCAAGACAGAAAGACGAAGGCGAGGATACTTCGGGAGGCTCGACCCCCCAAGAACCAACACCCGCCCCAACTGCCCCCGCTGGCACTTCTCAAAAAAAAAGTAGCTTAGAGATTCTGGAAAGCCTAGACCCCGCATCTATTAAGATGCTGATTGAGGGTATGATGGGTGGCATTGAGTTAGGCAAATACGATGGGATTGATTTTACGCCCCCAGAGGGAGCTAGAGAGGCCGCCAAAAGAGCCTTGGATGTGCGGGAAGGCAAACCAGCCAGCCAGCGAGGGATGACCCCGGTGGGCATAGCTAGAGCTAGAGACTTACAAAATGGCGTGAAGCTATCGCCCGACACAGTAAGGCGAATGCTAAACTTCCTAACTCGGCACGAAGTCGACAAGAAGGGAAGCACTTGGGATGAGCAAGGCAAGGGCTGGCAAGCGTGGCACGGATGGGGTGGCGATGCTGGTTATGCGTGGGCAAGGAAAGTGGTTGGACAGATGGAAGCTAGGGACAAGAAAGAACTGGCAGAACCAGCCTCTTGCCCAATCGCAACCCAAGACATCAAAACAAATCTAGCCAATAGGCAGACAGCGGTGGACGATGCGAACTACGGCCCAGCCAATCCGAATGAACCAAACGAGGACTATTGGAAGGCCAAGGCCGATGAGTTCCAAGGCGATGTAGCAACGGCAAAGAAGATGCTTTGTGGTAATTGTGCGGCCTTCGATCAGAGGAGCAAGGTTCTTGGGTGCATTAAGAAGGGAATTGGAGAGGACGCAAACGAGGTAGCCATTGGTGGCGATCTTGGTTACTGCGAGATTTTTGATTTTAAGTGTGCGGCCAAAAGGACTTGCGATGCTTGGATTGTGGGCGGGCCGATTACAGACAAGAAGCAAGAACTGGCTAGACCAGTAAGCCAAACCCCATCCCCTCCCAAGGAACGAATCAAAGGCTCAAATGAGAACCCCGAAGGCACGGCATCAACTAGAAGCAAATCTGGTGACATTGAGATTTCACCAGAGAACGAGGAGGCATTGAGGAACAAGATTGCCGAGTTCAAGGACAAGCACCCCTCAAGGAAAGCCCCTACCCTTGGAGCATTGAAGAAAGTATTTCGCAGGGGGGCGGGTGCGTTCTCTACCAGCTTTAGGCCAACGATTACCGGGGGAAAGCCCAACTCACGCAACGCTTGGGCTATGGCAAGGGTGAACAAGTTTCTCAAGATGGCTGGTGGAGGTGAGGTCAAGAAGTCATACCGAGCGGCAGACGGCGATCTTCTTTGACATAATCTGGGCATTTATGCCTTTACCCCTACCTTCCGCTGACGAATCCGAGCAAGACTTTGTATCCCGCTTTATGGGGGATGAGCAAGCTATTAGCGACTTTCCAGACGAACAACAAAGGGCGGCGGTTGCCTATTCTACCTACCGGGACGAGGAGATGGAGGAAATGGAGCTAGGCGGGGTGAGTATTTTGGAGGTGGGAGAGGCTAAAGGACACGACCTTTTCGTGGATAAAACAAGCCTAGAGACCGCCCTAAAAATTATGCAGAAAGCCAAGAATGGCGTGAAAATTAAGATGAATCACGGCTCTGGTTTGGAGGCAGTTTGCGGGTTCGCCAGAAACCCCCGCATCGAAGGGGATAAGCTGGTTGCCGACCTTCGCCTACTCCGCAATTCTCCTCATTACGGCCTAATCAAAGAGATGGCCTCCGAAGCCCCCGACCAGTTTGGAATTTCCCTAGCCTTTGTGAATGAGTCCGAGACCATCAATGGCAAGGATTATATTCGACCCCAGAGCATCGCCTCTGCTGATTTAGTTTCCAGCCCAGCCGCCACAAACGGATTGTTTGAGGAGATGGTGAAGTTTATGGAAAAACTCGGTTATGTGCAGGGAGGCAAGACAATCCCAGCCATAGCCAAAGAAGCCGTGGAGGAATCTCCACTTGACAAAAAGGACAAAACAAATATGGAAAACAACGATTATAAGAAAGATATGGACGAAATTAAGGTTCGTCTCGCCGCATTGGAAGATGCGATGAAACCCAAAGAAGAAATGAAGAAAGAGGAGATGGCCGAGGAAGCTCCCAAGATCGTCATCGAAAAAGAAGATGAGGAAGAGAAAGAGGAGACCAAGGAAGAGATGAGCGAGGTCGTGAAGAAAGTTCTCACCGAGTTCGGCATTAAGCCCATCCCCGCCTCCCCTTCAATCGAAGTTCCTTCCGAGAAAAAGGAAGAACCCAAAACTTTTGAAGCTCTCGTGGCCGCCCATAGCGACTACGGAACAAGCAAGCTCAAGGCGATGAAAGCCGTGATGCTGTCCAACCCCAAAGAATACTCCGAGGCTCTGTCTCGTGGTATTACCAAACTCTAAACAAAGGATAATACTAAAATGGCTACAAACATTGACGGTGGTGCAGTTCGCACCTTTAACTTCGCCTCTGCGATTTCGGCTTACCGATTCGTTGAGATTCACACGGACGGCACGGCTCGTGCGGCTGTTTCCGGCTCTGCTCGTTGCGTTGGTTCTACCATCAGCGATGTGGCGGCTGGCGACAACGGAGCAGTTAAGCTGTTCTATCCAACCTTCTTTGCAACTTCCGAGTACGGAATCACCGCTGGCAACCTCGTTGCTACGACTGGTTCTGGCCTTGTGACCACAGCGGCGGCCAATGTCGGCGTTGTTGGAGTTGCTCTCGAAACTGCTCTTGCCGATGCAGTCATCGAGGTTGCAGTTCCTTTAACCCAGTAATTTAACCAACCCAGAAAGAATATAAAAAATGAGTTACATTAGCGGCGGTTCAACCATTCGGGCAGACCTAAACCAAGCCCTCATTGAAGCCCCTCAAGCCGATGTCGGTTTGATCGGAGCACAACTCCTCCCCTTGCAGAATGTTGATGCAAAGGCTGGAACATACCTCAAAGTTCAGTTGGCTGGTGCAGAGTTGTTGACCAATAATGCAACGGCTCGTGATGCTGGTTCGGGATACAGCCGAGGGATTCGTTCCTTTAGCTCTGCGAACTACTCGACCGATGAGTACGGCCTAGAGGAATTGTTGGACGATTCAAGCGTCAAGGATTTGTCGCGTTTCTTTTCGTACGAAAGCGAAACTGCCAAGTTCTTGCTCCGTCAGTTGAAGCTCTCCCACGAGAAGCGGGTTTCCGATCTTCTCTGGAACGCAACGACTCCCTTCACCATCGCTGACCAGACTCGTGCAGTTGCCTACACGAACAGCCTAATCACAACGGTTGATGTGGCTCGTGACGTAGCGACCGCCAAACTCGCTCTTAACCAGTATGGTTACGAGCCGAATTGTGTTGCGATGTCTGCTAATGTGTTTGAGTTGATCAGACGCTCCACCCTCCTACAGAATCAGTTTTTCGGAGTTATCTCCAATACTGGTGCTCGGTTGTTGAGCGAAGCTGAAATTGCGGCGGCTCTGGGAGTTCAGACCCTCCTCGTTGGTCGTGCGGCGATCAACTCTGCCGGCAAGAACAAAGCCTACTCTGGTTCGTTCGTTGTTCCAGATACCAAGATCATCGTAGGTCAGATTGCTGGTGGTGAGTTCACCGCCGGTGGAATCGGACGCACCTTGGTTTGGTCGGGTGACTCGGCTGGTGGTTTCGTTAGCGAAAGCTATCGTGACGAAGCTCGCCGTAGCCAAGTGCTCCGGGTTCGTATGAACACGGACGAAGTTGTGATTGATCCGAACGCCGCCGTTCGTATCACCACCAACTACTCCGCAAGCTAAAGATTGTTGTTGGTTGTTTCCTCTGAAGAAGGGGGAGTGGGTGAATAACCTGCTCCCCCTTTTTCTTTTAATTGACATCCCCTAGCAGCTAGAAATCCTATTCAAAGTGAAATATCCTATATCCGTCTATCTCATCGCTGGTAATGAAGAAGAGTATATCGCCAGATGCCTTGAGTCGTTTAAGCCCATTTCAGCGGAGCTTGTTGTTTGCATCGCTAGGGGGAACGCTGTCGCAGATAAAACAGAGGAGATTGCGAAGGGGTTGGGTGCAAAGATTGTCCACTATACCAACAAAAACGATTGGCCTCATATTGATGATTTTGCCACGGCGAGAAACACGGCACTAGAGGCTTGTTCTAGCGAATGGTGTTTATGGGTCGATGCTGACGATGTGATGTCCAAGGATGGGGCTAAGGTAGTCGAAGAGGCTATTGACCTTGCCATTGAAAAAGACGCTCACCTTGTGGCGTTAAAATATAATGTAGATAATGCTGGCCTCATCCCACTCCGAGAGGAAATCTCCAAGAGGGGCACTTGCTATTGGAAGAACCGAGTTCACGAAATGCTTGTTTGCAGAGAGCCGAACAAGACGATTGGGGTGGACAAAATTTTCAGAATCCACAAGCCCGATGGGTATAAGCCCAAAAGTGCTGAAAGGAACTTTAGAATCCTAGAGGATACACTTTTAACTGCCCCAAACGCCCTTTATTACCAAGCCCAAGAATACTTTTTGTCTGGTAAATACGACAAGTGCATTGATTCCAGTATGCGAGCATTGGCATTTCCAGAGCTAGAGGACACGCTTCGATACGATGTGCTTTGCAACCTTGGCAGATGTGTTCCAGAGAATGAGAGGCTTTCTTACCTTGGACAAGCCGTGTCCCTGCAACCAGACCGCAGAGAGGCTTATTTCTATATTGCAAACCATTGGGCTGGGAAGGGGAACTGGGTAAAGACCTATGGGGCGGCAAGGGCTTGTATGACTTTGCATAGGCCAAAAGCCCACTACTGGAACTTGGTAGAGGCAATCTATAACTGGCAAGCAATGGACTTATACGAGACAGCATCGGTGTGCGTTGGAGAAACTGCCGAGGCTGAAAAGATTAAGAAGATGCGACCAGCCCCCAAGATTAGCATTGTTCACGCGACTAGGGGCAGACCGCAAGTTGCTTGGCAGAGGCGATGGCAGTGGCTTTCTTTAGCCGAGAGGCCACTAGAAATTGAGTGGCTCTTTATGGTCGATCACAACGACCCCATCGACTATACCCCCCACCAAGCCATTAGGTGCAATCCGGGTGGCATAATCAACGCTTGGAACGCTGGGGCAAAAATAGCCAAGGGGGACATCATCATTCAAATGAGCGATGACTGGACACCCCCTCGCCATTGGGATGCCCTAATTTCGAACGCTATTGGGGATACAAAGGCAGAGAAAGTGCTGGCAGTATCTGATGGGCTACGGCAAGACAAGCTCCTATGTATGGCGATTCTGACGCAATCTAGACTCAAGAAGCAGGGGCATCTATTCCACCCCGACTACCAAGAGTCGGATGGCATCTATTCCGACAACGAGTTCACAGACAGAGCCTACGAAGAACAAGTGGTAGTTGAGGCTAGACATATCCAATTTAAGCACGATAACCCTATGTTTAATGGCGGCCAACCAGACGAACAACTAAAGAACCACAACAAGCCAGAATTCTACGAGAAAGGAAAAGCGATCTATGAAAAACGCAAACAAAATAATTGGATGTAGGAAATCGAAAAAGGGGGAGAATACCAAGGGGCTTGGTATGATTACCTTCGGCAAGTCTAGCATAGACAAAACAAAGTATGTGCTAGTGGATATCACCTATGATGATAAGGCTGGGAAGGAATTGTATGAGGCTGGGATGCTTGCCTTAAAGCACGACCCAGAAGCCGTGATTGAGTACGCAATCAAAAAAGCATTAGCTGGAATGGCAAAATGCAAGAAATAACCATTAACGACTCATTTGGAAAAGCCCTTACAAAATATAGCGAGGGGCTAGAGGTTGCCCTAGAAATTGGGGGAGGAACTGGGGATGGCTCAACTCAATGTGTTAGGACAAAAAGGCTATTCAGCATCGAGAACCACCCAGACCGCATCGGTAGACACTCAATGAACCTATCGGCAAAGGGGGGCGTTTCCATCAATGGAACTGCAACCTTGCCGAAGCTATGGATGAACCAGTTGGATATAGCGGAATTTTATGGCACAAACAAAACTGCACTTAATCAATATCCCCTAGATCAAGTTCTTGGATGGTATCACGAATGCATTGAATTTGCACAACCATACAGCACCAACGCAATCGAGGACATTCACTTTGAGCATAATGTAGATTTTAACTTTGTGCTGATTGATGGCTCTCCTTTTTCTGGTGAGGCCGAACTTCGTTGCGTAAGACCATTCCTAGCAGAGAAGGCCATCATAGCCCTAGACGATGTGAACGATATTAAGAACTTGGCGAACTACAACAAGCTCAAGGGATTTGGGAAACTTCTCTGGGAGGATTGGTCGGTTCGTAATGGTGCGGCCATCTTTCAGTTATGACCATTATTCAAATTGGGTGTAATGATGGGAAAGATCATATCCTAGATTTTTGCACAAAGAACAAGGACAGCATCGAGGCAATACATCTCATAGAGCCAAACCCAGAAGCACTTGAGGATTGTAAGCAGACCTATTCAGATTTTAAGCAAGCCCGATTCTACAACCTAGCGATTGTCCCAAATGATGCTGACTCTATTGACTTGCACATTCCACGCTCAAAGTCATCCAACGCTCACGCCTCAACATTAAAAAATCACTTAACAGATCACGGCCATATAGATTTTGATACAATCAATGTTCCAGCCACAACCCTTGCTGGTTTCCTCGACTCAAATAAAATCGAGAAGTGCGATAGGCTCTACATAGACACAGAGGGCTTGGATTGTGCGATTGTGCTTAACTTCAATATTCAAAAATACAATATCTCAAGAATTGAATTTGAGACTCTTCATTCCGATGGATTTCTAGCAAAGGGGAAAAACTACAACTCCTGCATCGAGAAGCTAAAAACCCTTGGCTACAAGGAAACAGAGGCTGGCGAATATAATGAGGCTTACGAGCTATGAACCATATTAGTGCGGAATTTGAAGAGGATTGGTTTAATTCTCCCAATGTCTATAAAATGCTTGTTGAGAATTGTAGGGACGATGGGAAGATTGTTGAGCTTGGGGCGTGGAAGGGGAGAAGCTCGGCGTTTCTTGTGGTTGAGGCATACAATAAAAGCCCAAAGATCGAGGTTCATATTGTTGATACTTGGGGTGGGAATCCCTTTGATGGCTCGCAAGATCAATCTACCGACCTATATAATAAATTTATTTCTAATATGTCTCTCCTTGCCAGACCCTACCAAGCCCACAGAATGACAACAAACGAGGCCGCAGGGCTTTTTGAGGAGGAATCTTTAGACGCAGTTTTTATAGACGCAGACCATTCGTATGAGGCCGTGAAGCTAGACATTCAAAACTGGATGCCCAAAATTCGCAAGGGCGGGATACTGGCTGGGCACGACTATACTTCTGCTTGGCCGGGGGTCGTAAGGGCAGTTGATGAGCTATTTCCAGAGGCTGAAAAAATAGACTATTGTTGGGTAAAACAATGTTGACCATATTTACCATCGTCCTGAATGGGATGCCCTACATCCAGAGGCATCTTGCAGAGTTTCAAAAGCTAAAGATTCCTTGGGAGTGGAGGATTGTCGAGGGAGTGGCCGAGCCTCTGGGATGCACCCGATGGTGCAAGCAAGTACCAGAGAAGTATCACAAGAACTTTGTAAGCGTGGACGGAACGCACGAATACCTTGAGAGCATTAGGGGCGAGAATGTTTCAGTCTATTGGCAAGCAAAACCCTTCCCCGGTAAGCTGGCGATGATTAGCGAGGCGTTGCGAGGCGTGGAGAAGGGCGTTGTGATGGAGATTGATTCCGATGAGATATGGAGAGCCGACCAGTTAGATGCAATCTTTGGGCATCTCAAGGGATGCGAGGAGGGACGAGCGATGCAGTTCCATTGTAACTATTATGTTGGACAGAATAAAAAAGTAGTCACTAGGGAGGGCTTCGGCTCGAACTGGTACGAGTGGTTTAGGGCTTGGAAGTGGGGCAGGGGAGTTGAATTCGTTAGCCACGAACCCCCCAAACTTAATGTCCAATCAATGATGATTCCGAGGGGAGTTACAGAAACTTGGGGGCTAACCTTTGACCACTTCGCCTACGCAACAAAAGAACAAGCACAATTCAAGGAAGATTTCTATGGATATAAGGGGCTAGTAGAGGGATGGGAGAAGCTACAAGAAACCACCAGCCCAGTTAGGTTGAGAGATTATTTCCCATTCATAACAGACAAGAGCGTAGTCGATGAGTGTTAAAACTATCAAATACTCGCAGAGGTTAGGGGATGTGCTTCGTTGCTTACCAGCCGCAAAGTACCTAGCCGACCAAGGCCACGAGGTTTTCTTTGATTGCTTCGAGCAGTATCACGGAGTTTTTGATTTGGTTAGTTATGTGAAGGCTGGGAGCAAGGGAGATGTTTTGGATTTGGAGATATGGCCGAACAGATACAACGACTTCATCAAAAGTAGAAAGACTTGGCACGACTTTGTCTATAGTCACCCAGAGATTAGGGAAGCAGACAAGACCAATATCGTCCTAGACAAGCTAGACGATAAGCCAGCCGAGGGACTTCCAGAATCTTACAACCTAGTTGCCCCTTTCGGTATATCTCAAACATTCTACCGCAACCCGCTAACACTAATCCAAGACGCAGTTAAAGAGTTTGGAAAAGATAATGTGTTTGTTTTATGTCCACCCGACATAAGGATACAAGGATTGAACACCTACACAGCCAAATCATTTGAGCAAATGGCAAAGGCCATTAGGGGAGCAGATCAATTCTTGGCGGTCAACTCAAGCCCTATCATCATAGCTTCTGCGGTTAGGAGGGGCAAGGAAAGCAAGTTTTGGGGCGAGAAAAACGAGGCAGAAGTTCAGAATGTTTTTCACTTTGAGGGGCTAGTAAGGGTGGATTGACATAAGAGGTGGTTTTATGGCTGGCAGTATCCCCACCTCCTACTTCGCTACTGACCTCTCTTATATGATTGAGGACTTGTACCAAACTGTTACTGGTTTGGGTTCGTCCTCTGTTTCTGCTTCTGTCACAGACCTAACAACGGCAAGCGAGCTAGAGATAGGTGGTGAGGTGTTTAGAGTGACGCAAAGCCTAGTCGTTTTAGCTTCTGGAATCTCTGCCCCAGTCATCGGCTCTCTTTGCACAGTTAGCGGGGTGGAGCGTATGATCGGAGGATTTTCGCAAAGCACAGATGGCCTTTCATTTACCATCGAACTTGCGGAGATTACGACCTAATGGCCTCAATAGAGAGGGAGGTGGAGAACGCCCTCCTTAATGTTGTTTCTGGGATTACTGGGGTGAACTTCTTTACAAGTGAAAGAGGCACGGCTAGGACGATGCCGAGCGTTACGGTTCAAGCCCAAATTAGCGGCGAGGAGGTTATGCCATTTTCCGGAGTGTTCAGAACTCCCGCATCTATTACCTATGTTGCTAGGGCAGATACAACCCTACGAGCAGACTTTGATGCGAAGTTCTACGACATCTTGGAACAACTCTATCGTGACCCAGACCTAGCGAGCTACCTTACGACAAATTCAAACATCACTTTTTATGTCGCAAAGGTAACAGATGATACCCCATCCGTAATAGGGCAAAACCGAACTTGGTCAAGGGCTATGACTTTAGACATCATAGCAACCGCAAAAAAATGACGAACAGCGTTCAAATCAATGTGGAGGATGCTCTAGACAATCTTCTAGCCAACATCCCCAATCTCAATGTCTATAAGACTAATAGGGTTGGGGCAAAGCTATTCCCATTTGCCACAATCTCGGCTTCCGTAGGAGATCAGCTTCTTGGAAACTATACCGGGGTCTATGAAGTAGCCGTCACAATCGACTACTCCGACACGGCGGCCAAGATTAGCCAAGAGGCTTTTGACGCTGAATACTGCTCAATCTTTGAGGCTTTCTATTCCGAAACTCCACCCCTCTTTACCAAGATTCAAAACAACATAATCGATACCAAGGTCTATACTGCTCGCATTACTGGTCAAACCCCAACCATACGAACCGCTAAAAGGGCTTGGCAGAGGGGGTTAAAGATGAGCCTTATTTGCACCCCATCAGAACTAGACGATGGCTTGCGGTACTTGAATTTCTACCAAAAGCAAAACTCAATGTATGTGGCAGTCATTTAACAAGGGTTAAGGCTATATGGCACTTTCAATTTTAGACGGCAACCAGTCAGCAACAACCCTCTCAACCATCCTCTCTAGTGGGCAACACATCACCGCCCATACCGTTGTTAGCCTTGGAACTCAAGCGATTACAGATATGCGTGGTGCTGTTAGCGGAAGTGTTGTCTCCATCTCAAACCTACCAGCCACCCAGCCAGTCTCGATTGCGTCAGTCACTATTGGCAACACAGTTACAATTGCTGGAACAGTCACGGCTAACCCAACTGGAACACAGACGATTGCTGGCACGGTAACGGCGAATATTGGGGATGCCATAAGCCTTGTAGGTGGTGGATACTCTACCCTTACTGATCTTTTAGCTAACGAAACTATTGCAGTAAGAGAACTTCCCGCCATCTCTGGCACGGTGACGGCGAATGGTGGAGATTTCGCATCTATTGTCGGAGACTCAATGCCAGCGAAAGCAGTTGCGATTGGTTTTTATAGTGGTGACGAAGGTGGTATTGCCCAAGTAGATGATTCAACCAGAAGGCTGCCCATCTCTGGCACAGTCACCATCGGCTCTGCCCTCCCCGCTGGCACAAACCGCATCGGCGTAGTTACGATTGGCGGGGGAACGGTCACCATCGGAGCGGGGACGGCACAGATTGGCTCTGTAACAGTTGGCAATTCAGTAACGATTGGCTCGCTACCTGCGATTAGCGGGACGGTTACGGCCAACTCATCTAACGGCTCTCTAACGACAAGATTTGGCTCTGTCACTACTGCGAACACGGCTTTTGCAACATCGGCAGTAACTAATTCAAATCGCAAATATCTTTTAATTCAAAATATAACTACTGCTTCAAATGTAATTACAGTCGGAGTTGGATTTACTCCCACGACAACTCAAGGTATCCAGCTTGCCGCAGGGGCTGGCCTAACTTTTGAAGGTAGTTATATTCCGACTGGTGCGGTTAATTTATTGTCTAGTGTAACCGCTTCTTGCTTCACCATCTTGGAGGCGTAAGTGGGCTTCTTTGCCACTAGCGGAATCCTTAATGAAAGAGGATTTTTTGCAGAGGGATTCGACCCAGACGCACTAAACTACATTAACCGAGTAGAGACAGCAGATGACCAACGACTTGAGCCAAGAGTTAGAACTGCAATCAACCAATTCGTTCTAGGATGCAAGCAAGACGGAATTTGGACTTCACTTGTAACCTCTTGCATTATGGCTGGGGCAAGAACGGTAGCAGGGGCAATTACTCCTCTTGTTGGAAACGCTCCAACTAACAATAACTTTGTGGCTGGTGATTATAGCAGAACACTTGGATTGATTGGGAATGGTTCGAATAAATATCTTACAACTGGATATAGTAATAACGATACAACAAATTTTCCGCAAAATGATTCACATATTTCTTGTTATATAACAACATCTCAAACTGGCGGTACTGGGGTTTTTGTGGGAACACAATCTACGCTTGGAAATATCTTGAATATGACTTATGGAACAGCAACGCAAATTTCTTTTAGAAATAGGTCTGGAAGTGGTAGGCTTTTTAGTTTAGCTCCTATTGGATTCCAAGCATCTACAAGAAATAATAGTGCAAATTTTTCATCAAGAGCAACATTCTCTGGTGGAAATGTTAGCGATGTTACAACCACAGCACTGTCAGGCACTCCCGCAAACCACGCATACGGAGTATTCTGCGGATTTTCTGGTGCAACTCCAAATGGATTTTCTACTGCTCGTATGTCTTTTTATTCGATCGGGAAAAGCCTTACGATTGCAAGTTTAGACAGCCGAGTAACTGCCCTAATGAGCACGCTGACAAGAGTTATAGCATAATGAAACTTATTCTACTTTCATTCTTCCTATGCTCTTGCTCGCCCAAACCAGAACATAACAATATATTACCCCGATATTCTGATATGGGTGCGGCTGAAGATGCGGGGAAGGTGAAATGAATGAGTACCACGGATGATAAGGATACCCCTAGCTGGCGTGACTTTATGGCAAGCCTCAAGTTCTTGGAGGCCGAGGGCTACATAGAGATATTCTATAACGACAAGGGCGAGCAGATGGTTCGGATTGCCCCCGGTGCAGAGAAAGCAAGGCTATGAGTGCAGACCAAGTTGCTGACTTGCGGGAGAGACTCGCAAGAATTGAAGAAAGGCAGGTGAATTTAATTTCCGTTTTAGAGCGTCACACTAGTGAGATAGCCGAATGGACGGGGAGGATGAACGGCAAGGTAGACACCCTAGAAAGGGATGCCCACACCATCAAAACAAAGCTATGGCTAGTTGCTCTAGTGTCGGGGGCGGTATTCTCTACAATCTGGGAACTCATAAAGGTGCGTGTGTTCCCACGATAATTTGACACCCTTAAAGTAGAACTATGATTAACAATTTTTCTGAGGTTTCAATCTAATGCCAGCGGTCACAGTTGGAAATTCTGGTCTTGTATTTGGGTTAAGCACAGAGACGATTGGTCTTGTGCAGAGCTTCTCTGAGACTCGGAATGTCGAAAAGAATGAAGTCCGTAACGCCAGCGGAGATGTAACTGGTGTCGGATATTATAACCCTACGACAGCCTATTCCTTGAGCGTTGCAATTACTGGGGCTAATACCGGCCTAACGGTTGGTGGTGCTTTTGCTTCTCTTGCTAATGCTACTACAGTTGGAACTTGTCGAATTGACTCAATCGCCCTTAACAAGACGAATACTGGCTTCGTCACTATCGACATCTCGGCTACTGGCTATCCGAATGTAAGTTAATAGAGGTTCTAGTCCTCTAATGAAATCCTAAACTTATGGAAGGCAGTAGTTACTGGGGCACGACAAACATTAAAGTGGCGAGTGCCGTGGCCGCCTTCGGTGGAACGCTACGACAAGCAGACCCAGTTACCCACATAGTTCGTGAGGATGGCTCAAAGCAGATTACATTCTGGTTCAATTCTGGCGGGTCTGGAAGTATCGCCAAGAAAGAGATGGAAGCTAAGTGGTCAGATATGACTAGCGACCAAGAAGCACCCATTCGTTATGTCAGAGCCGCACTAGAGAATCGGGAAACCTTGCTAGGATTGGTTAAAAGAGCCGAGCCAATTCAGATCATAAAGAGAGGGGGGCAGACGCTCCTTGTTCCAGTAAATGCAAAACCAGAATTGAAAAGGGCTATACTAAGGGCAATGTAAAATGAATAATATCCTAGATGACGAACTGAATAGTAGCTTTGTAAAACCCGGCAGAGATTACAAGGGGGAAGCAATAGCCGACTACACGGAAGGCTCTCGCCTATTGATGCTTCAATGCAAAGAACCGCAAGACTCCTCTGTATATTTTGTATGGGCTTTTCTCTACATCCATATTCTGATCGCAAAGAACCGCAAAGAAGCAATCAAACTAGCGTGGAATAGGGATGAGTTTAGGGACAAGTTGCTTGGCTGGATAGAGGACAAGACAGAGGAAGATAGAACCGTAGCCACAAACATAGTTTCAGAAATGATCGAAGAGGCGTCTAGGGCAAAAGTTTCAGTTGTACTATCTGGGAATATCGCATCGGGAAACGACTAACGCCAGCGTGGACGGCTTACACCCTCTTTACGCTGGCAGAGAAAACTGGATGGAACTTAGACTATATGCTTTGGAACATTCCAATCCGACTCCTTAACCAAGCCACCCACACCTACCTTTATGAAGAGGGCTATCGGTTAGTGCGTGAATCCTCCGCAACATCATCAGACAAGTTAGAGATGGCAAAACTGATGGGGATTGAGGTTTAACATCAGCTAATTTTGTGGCAATGAACATTTTAACCGCATCCGTAGGCAATAATGGAGGCATAATCTCTAATGTTGATGCAGTAAAACAAGCATTAGAAGCCTATGTAAAAGTTAGAAACCAGTCTGTATTTGAATCGGTAAAAGAAAAGATGGCAAACATAGCCTATAAAGCCTCACAAAATACATATTTTTCCCCACCACAGACCATAAGAAATCAATTAACTTCACTTCCCATTACTAAAGATGAGGGGAAAAAGAGATACGGAGATACACAATTTGTTGGCCTATATAAGCTAATGAATTGGCAAAGAAAGAATATGGGGCTTTTCCCTTTGGGTGGAAGCAAAAACAGAATCAATAAAAAGGGTAAAAAAATTAAGCAAGTCCCAAGAAACACTGGGCCGTCTGCTGGATTGAATAGATTTATGGATGGCAAGACCAAGGCATTTCTAAAGGCAAGAGCTAGAGGTTCAAAGTTCTTGAGGATTGGCTGGGCTTTGGCCGCCTCTGCAATGGGCAAGCCATTCGGAAGGGGAGACTTTGGCTCAGCTACACTTGCAAGACTATCTGGAAAGGCATACGGAGGAGGGGCAACGATAGATAGAATTGCACCGGGCCAATCAGTTTTTACAATATACAATGGGGCTGGCGTGTTTGACCTTCGATACAAGGGAACACCTATGCGTAATTCAAGTGACATCGCAAGAGCAAGAGCCGTTCAAGAGGCCGGCTTACGAGTTGGAGTTGATGCAGAGATCAAATCAATGTATGAGCTTGTAATTAAGAGAAACTCTGCGGCGTGGTTTGGCAAGAAAATGAATGTGAAGGCAGTCTAATGGAGCCGCTAATCTTTAAGATCGAAACGCAAGCCGATGATTCGGGGGTGCGTCAGTATGATAAAAGTTTAAGTGGCCTAGATGTATCCTCAAAGAAAGCCTCTGGTGCGTTAAAGTCTTTCGTTCAAGATGTAGCACAAGCAAAAGATGGAACAGATGTTGCCTCGGCGGCTCTTGGGGCATTTAGCCGAGTGCTTGGCTCGTCATTAGCTGGAACTGGAATTATTATTGCTGGGAAGGCATTGATAGATGCGTTCTCAAAGATTGATGAGGCAGTAAAAGAATCAGAGACAGCAGTTTCCGAGGCATTCGCTGGAATGGATAAGGCCGGGAAGGCGATGAGTTTTGCAGAGGCAGTTGGGCAAGCAAATAATTTTGAGGGAGTTGCAGAGAAAATTAGGAAAAAGATTAAAGAGATCAACGATTCCCCATTCACAAGCATAATCGACAACATCACACAATCTACAAAGCTGATGGATGTGCAAGCCACGATTGCAGAAAATCAAGCCAGAGAAATCAAGCGAATGGGGGCTGAATCGGAATTGGCTCATTTACAAAGGATGCACGGGCTTGATGCAGAAAACAAGGCACTAGAATTAAATTCAAGGGCATTAGAGAAAGAACTAGACGGAATAGATGCAATTAAGGAATCTGAAACAGCATTAGCCATTACTCGCAAATATCAGCTACAAGCAGATGAAATTAGGGCAAAATTTGCCGATGAGCGAAATAAGGCCGAAGTTGAAAACGCAGCGAAAAGACAAAAAGAAATAGATGCTCAAATCAAAAAGGAGATAGAGCTTGGGCAAGCTCAGCAAAAAAGATTCAACGACCTATATAATGCAGAGGTAAAGGCTCGAGAAGAAACTCAAAGCAGAATAGACGCACATCTTGAAGCAGAAGAAGAACTAGCAACTAAACTGCTAGAACTCTATGATGCATTAGATAAAGCAAGGAATAAACCGCCGAGAGCAGGTGGGATAGTGGGTGGAGGAGGAGAGGAAGGAATCCCCGGCTTACCACCGGGAAGTTCGGCTGATATAGGAGGGCAACAAGCGGCTCAAAGAGCATATATACAAGGGCTTAAAGATTCAGCAGAGCAACTTAGACAATACACAGCAAATCAATTAAAGGCGAATGGCCTAGCCCACGATTCTTACGCTGTAAATAACGCACTAATACAAACCGCCAAAGACCTTGCATACGAACAAGGGAGATCAAAGTATGGGATTCAAGACTTTATTGATGCAATAAGAACAGCAGAACAGAACCTTTCAGATTTCAAGCAAAGCACCCAAGACGCAAGCAAAATCACAAGTCAGTTTAGCACTAGTATGGAGGAAATATTCCCAGCCTTCGATAAGACAGTAAAGAGTGCCGAGAATTTTTCTGATAGTATTACGGAAAATACGGGTGACTTAGTTAAGGATTTTCTAAAGACGGGGGATGAAACTGCTGATGTTGGGAAAGACTTTAATGAGTTGGGGACAGCCACCGATGACCTTGCCACTAAGTTAAAAGAGGCTAGTAAAGAGGCCGAGATTAAGGAAAAAAAAGCTGACAACACAGAGAAGGTTTTAACAGATATTCACAAGCTATTAGAAAGCAACCTAGAAGAAATGCGTACTTACGCTTTTGTAAGATAAATATATGGCAACCACAATACTCGGCACATTCCCAATCCTTAACTCAAAAAAATCAGAGACAGACGAGTACGGCTTTGATTATGTGTCATATCAGTACACAATTAAGACAAGCACCATAGGCAGTTACAACATTAAGAAAGATGATATCTTCGATGGCATAGAAACTTGGCGTGGGATTTCTTGGACTAAAAGCTCTAATCCCGGCTCGCTTTATGTTGTAGACAGTGTGCAAACGATTGATGTTGCGGGAGGATTAACAGAGCTTACAGTCAATACCGTTGGCACTAAAAACATCGCAAACCCTCCGAGAGTCTCTCTTCTTTCTAGTGGCCCGCTTATATTTGGATTATCTGGCACACCTCCAAGCGGAACTATTTATGGCTACGGAATTAGTGGAGCAGGGCAGAGCATTGAGGTGAAGTTTCTTGCTAGTGGTGGAGCCGCTGGGCAGCAAGCAGTTTTCACAACACATTTCTCGTCTACTATGCCAACAACTTTGGGTGGCACTAGTCTGCCAGTTCCAGAAAGGGGGGATGGTTCGTTTAGTGACGAAACTGTAATAAACCAATCGACCAACAACCCTTCTCTTGTTGGTAGCGGGGGAACATACTATGGTTTTGTTTGTAAAACAATTTTAACAGAGAAGCGGGGAAGTCTCCTTCTTGTGACACTTGTTTTTTCTGAGGCTGGATATGCCTTTACTTGGGGCGGGGAAGATGCCCAAGGAAATCAAACAACTGTTCTTAGATATTCCTTCCCACGCTTAGGATAAAATTATGCCACAAGAACCCAGACTTCAAATGCTACCCGATAGTTCAATGAAACTATCCGGGCAACACTTTAGAAGAGTAGTAAGAAGAATTGAGTCTATCGTTCCTCTTGCGGGGGATAATATAACCGTAGAACCCAAAGAAGGCGGCTATGAAATAAGTGCATCCCTTCCATCTTTTAATGTCATTACCCTAAATGTGTGTTCGAATGGCACCCCAAGTACGATTAGTGTGTATGGGCCTCTTGACCTTGAGGCTTTCGGGGTTTAACAAGAACCAACCATTATGGCATCAAACATCGACATTCTTTTAGACAAATCTGGTGGGCTACTCTTGGGTGGTTCAGCCCCTGCGGGTGTACTGCCAGATTTTACTAGGAACGATGTTTACCCCTTTCGAATCCGTGTGCTTGAACGCAACGCAGACGGCTCATATACAGACGCTAATCTCTCTAGCCCCTCCTTCTCGCTTGGCATAGGGAACATTGATGCAGTAGCAACAGACGGCCAATTCAAGCTAACCACGACCACGGGAACTTCCACGGCCATATCCTTTAACGCCACTACTGCCCAAGTGCTTTCTGCGGTTAGTGCCATTGCTGGGAATGTGAGCGTAGCCACCTATGGTGATTCCGGTTCAGCTTGGATTATCACTGCGGCTACCCCCAACACGGCACTCAGCTTTGGGGCGTTGCCATTCACCCTTTTCCCAACTGCGACTATCCAAGTAAACACACGGAGAGCACCAACCGCCTCGGTCAACGCACAGCAAATCATTTCGTTAAGCCGCAACCCTGCTGTTTTCTCTGACTCCTTTACCTCTGTTTCTGGTGTGGGCGTTGCCCTAACAAAAATACAAGACGGATCGGCGTCATTGAATGAGACTTACGCCCTCACTATTGGAAACGATGTTTATGGTGGTTCGTACAGCTTGGCTTATGGGGGCTATTCGGTTGGTATTGGTTTTAATCAGACAGCAATAAATGTAACCACAATTTTGTCTGCGATAACTGGAATCGGTACTGGCAACATCTCCGTTGTAAGCGATTCGAAGAGAGGGTTGATCATATCTTTTGTTAATTCTCTTGGCCTACAAAATGTATCTACTCCCCTCACTTTAGATTCCTCTGGGGTGCAGGTTTATAATTGGTATTCGGCCGCAGTTACAATGTCCACGAGCGAGATGGAGGAACTATTTAACGAAGCCGGGACAGACACCATAACGCCCACCCTAGAGATTGAGATGACGGAGAGTGGTCAGACAAAGACCCTTCTTCAGTACACGGCATCCATCAGCAAGGACTTAATTTTGACTGGTGCTTTAGTACCAGCCGATTTAGCTCTCTACTATACCAAGGCACAAGTGGACGCTGGATTCATCGCAGATTCAGCAACAAATGTTAATGCAGTTAATCGGGCACTAAAATCTTCAAGTGGCGTGACTGCCGTAAATTATGGTGGTCGAACATTGGTCAATGCGGCTGGTTCGACAGTTGTTAGTTTCGGCACTGGTCTGCAATTATCTGGGGATATTGGATTCTATGGGGCAACGGTTACCGCCCAACCCTCTGGCGTAAATATAGTCTCTGGTCTAACAAACCTTGGGCTTCTTTCCTACACCCAGCCAACGGCAGTCAATGTTGTGTCTGGTCTAATCAATACTGGCCTAATTGCAAGCGGAGTTAGCTACGGAGTGCTCCCTCAATCTCCTCGAACAGTCACGACCCTTACCTCAGTTACCTTTGGAACGATAGCTGGAAACGATCAACATTATCGAGATGTTGTTGTTACTGGTGCGGCGGTAAATGATATTGTGCTGATCGGCTTACCCTCGGCAGTATCGTCTGGAATCGTGATTCAGGGCGTGGTCTATAAAGCCAATACCGTCTGCCTTTCTGCAATACACTCCGACACCGGAAGCGTTGACCTCAACACCGCCACCTACCGAATCACCGTCATCGGCTATTAACGCAGGGCTAATGCCCTAACGAAATCCTTATGGCCTTTCTACACGCAAGTTATAGCGGGTATTTCCCATTTTGCATTACTGAAGAAGGAGAGGTTGGAGACAATACATCTAACCCAGTTGGTATGTCTCTTGAGGACGCTATGGCACTCTACTGGAAGCCCAAGACATTTCGGATTGTTGAAAGCTGGAACACGGTTTGGTTGGCATCTGAAGACCCATATATAGTTTATACAGTAACCGGGGAAACAAATGTTACTCTTTCTAGTGGAAAAACAAAAATGAGAGAATCAGTATGCCCTCCATTCGACACTATTATTAATGGTAATGCTGGAACATTTACAAGAACAAGACCACCAGCAACTCCACCAGTTGATCTTGTAACCGATATTCTAAATTTACAGCTATTTGTTGATGAACCATACGTGGTTTTAAGGGATAAACTATATTATCCTAGAATTGTTTTTTCTAGATCAAGTAATCCAGACTATTGGGAGTGGTCATCAATAGGCGGTGGAGGGCCAGCGAGTGAGTTTTACAGAGCAGAGATTGGGATAAATGATAACACATATTCATTTCAAATGTATAGTAGAGCCGCTCAACTTGCTGTATCAACAAACTGCTCCTCGGTTATTACAATAGATGAAGAAAGAGATGCTGAATAATATAGTTGCAAATGGAGGTTTTCTTTGTGGTGGATTTGTTCGTGATTGGCTTATTCTTGGAGAACAATACAACGACATAGATTTTTATTTTGAGAAGGAAATCCCAGATGAATTCGCCTATTGGAAAAGCAACGGAAGGGCGATGGTAAATCAAATAGATGGGGTCACATATCATATTGTTGCTATGAATCCTCACTCCGACTTGAGTTGCAACCTATTCTGCTTTGATGGGAAAAGGATATTCGCAAGACCGACAAGGGTTTTATTTTCATACGCTAAAAGCTGGGCGTTAATCTTTGAAAAGAAATTTGTATATACAAACACGCTGGACATTAGATGCAGAACCAAAATGCTAAACAAGGGGTGGGTTCAAGACCGCATAGACACGAGGCAAAGAGGAGAACCACTAGCACCCCTATGCGGAGCTTGGTCTAACTTTACCTTGGCTAAAGAAAGGTTTGATGCCATAGCCTCTTGACACTCCCCGTCTTCTTATGGAACAACTACTAGCCTTCATTCAGTCTCAAGATGTGTTTGCTTGGGTGGGTGCTTTGGTTGCCCTCCTCTCTGCCGTGATCGCAGTTGCCTCTTTGATTCCGGGTGACGAGCCAGAGAATACCTTGCAAAAGGTTGTGGATTTCTTGTCCAAGTTTTCTAGGAAATAAAAGATGTGGGAGGCCATTCTCGCCTCGCTTGTTGGTGTGATTGGGATTGTGGCTTGGTGGACAAAGAACAGAGCCAAGACTCGCAAGGAAAGAGACGATGAAGAAATTGCTTACAAACGCCGTCTGCGAGATACAGAAGTGGACGCTTGGATTCATCGCCGCTAGTTTGATTTGTGGGTGTGCGACCACCCGCCCCTACGACATTGGGGAAGTGCCAAACCAAGATTCGATTAGCGACTTCATTATGCGGTATGACAAGCTCGACCGAACCAAAGCAACCCCAGACGAATACCGCCAGCTTTATGGGCAAACGCTCAAAACGATTTCTAGACTCGTGGAAGAAAATGAACGACTCCGAAAGAGGCTTGACCAATGACGATTCGGGAGGCCGTGGAAAGATCAAGAAAGCACATCGAAAAGTGCGAGCCTAGTTTTGGGAAGAGGGTTGGGGCTTGGTACTCGGAGTTGATGAGCAAAAAAATTCCAGTTTTGATCTACTGCTCGGTGCGTACTCCCCAAGAACAAGAGGAACTCTATGCCCAAGGACGGACAAAGGCAGGGAGGAAGGTCACAAACGCTCGTGGAATACCTCCGCAATCGCTCCACATTGACCAAGGCAAGGGGGCACACGCCATTGACTATGTGCCCCTATCCCGCACCCCAACTGGCAATCTATTGGCCTCGTGGGACGATGACCAAACCTATTCGATCTGCCAGAAGATCGCACAGAAACACCAGCTACGGCATTTGGAATGGGAACAACCCCATCTTGAGGACGCAACAATCTCTGGGTGGAGGGAATTAGTCTCGCCACAAAAGCAACAAGTGAATAATCAAAAAGTTTCCCTAGTCAGCAAGAGGCCGTGGTCTAGTCGTTAATGGATGACATCAACGCAAGGCGTGGAGAAAACCCCAAAGCATTTTACAAAAAAGCACGAACTCCATTTAACGACTTTGCAAGTTGCGGCGGTTGAGTCGATGGAGAAGAAATACAAGCGGGGGGTTGAGGAACACGGCGGGACAAAACTTTGGGAGATGCCATCGGTGAAACTTGTTGAGAACGCAATCGAAGAGGCAACCGACCAGCTAACCTATCTGCTCACGCTTCGTTCCCAAATGCACATAGTTCTTGAATTAGCAAGGGATGGATGCACCGATGAGACATTGACAAATCCTAGAGCTAGAGAGTGTTGTCACCTTATTTACACAACTCTTACAGGTCAATCTAAACCCCCTTTATGAAGCCCATTAAATTCGTTGCTTGTGGGGATATCCACGGCGACGAACAAGATGCCCAATCGGTAAAGGCTCTTCTTGCTTTCACGAAAGAATACCAGCCCGATCTGGTGGTTTGCATCGGAGACCTCTGGGATTTTAGGGCGATAAGAAAAGGGGCAGGGGATGAGGAGCAAGCATCGAGCCTTCAAAAAGATTGGGATTGCGGGGAGGAGTTCATTCGAGAGTTCTTCAAGTTTGGGGATGAGAGAATCTTTCTCCGGGGCAACCACGATGAACGCATATATGACTTGAGCCGTAACTCTCGAAGTGGAATAGCGAGGGACTACGCCAACGATGGCATTGAAAACATCGAGGCCATTATGAAAGAGACAAGGGGAAGAATGTTCCCTTACGATTCCGTGGCTGGTATCTACAAGTGCGGGACGCTCTCATTCGCACACGGCTACGGCCACGCTATGCACTCTGCGAAGCAACATAGCGATGCGTATGGGGATGTGATCTTTGGCCACACCCACGCAATCGATTATTTCCGTAGCATCTCCATTGACCCCCGCACCGGGTACAACATCGGATGCCTCTGCAACAAAACTCCCGAATACAACCGAGGCCAGTTGCGTAGATTAAGATGGCAACACGGCTGGGCTTACGGAATGATTTACTCCGATAAGACCCACGATGTATTTCAAGCAAGACAACGAGGAAATAAGTTCCATCTCCCAACAAACATAAAATCCTTCTAATGAAATCCCCTAAAAATCCTTGGCAGAAACTTCTCGAAGAACACATACAAAATAAAGAATGCCCTCCACGACCAGAGGGATTTTGCACTCGCGAGGAGATAATGGAAATGATGGGAAGGAAGTCTAGTTCTATCGACCGCATTCTTCGTGAACTACTCGATAAAAAGAAATTGGAAGTTCGAAAAATCCAAGTGGTTCTCACCAGCAAAAATGGAGATAAACACTTTCGATGGATAAAAGCCTACAAAATCATCCCTAGCAAGTAGCGTGTTTATAGGTATTTACAAACTATCTTCAAAAAAGATTCAACCGACCCTTGACAAGTTGTGGGGGTGTGATAGAGTGCGGGTATGCAAGCAACAACAACAAGAACCGAAGTCACCCCGGTCAAAGTGGGTTACACAAGGATTCTCGGCTATTGGGTTAAGTTAGGAACAAAGCGACACTCCATTTTGGTGCAAACCAAAAAACATTTAGATGATTTGCGAACAGCCGAAATAAGCGAATGGAAAAACAAATAACCAACCAAGAAAGAAAAACCAAATGAA